TAAAGTTTTATGAGATATTAAAAAACGTGTAGCAAAATCAACACCTTTTTTAGTGCTTAATGATTCTACATTCATTAATAAAATATGAAGATCCTCACCAGTTTCAAACAAACTATTAAGACGTCGTTGCTGCGTTTTTGAAATAGCAGATTTCCATAGAACAATAGTTTTTTCAATATGATCAGGTAAATGAAGAGGTAGTTCTTCAGATAGCCAATTGCGATACACTCCTTTAGGAGCAATAATTAAAACCCCATCAATACGTCCTTTGTCATATAACATAGACAAGTTGTCGATTAAGACTTTAGATTTGCCTGTACCCATTTCCATGAAGTAGGCATAATTCTCTTTATCAACAGAACGTTTCAACGCTTCAATTTGATGCGCAAACGGTTTCATTTTAAATTTGTATTGCATGTATACTTTCTATTGACTTGAATATAATTAAGTTTATATTAATGTCAAGAATAAAGAAAGCTATGAGCGAAAAAAGTATAGTATATGTTATTCAGGAAGTACCAGGGACAAAAGAGGGACGTCCTAAAATTAACATTCTCGGCGCTAAAAAGTATGGCGAAATTAAAATGTTATTGAAGGAAGACTCCCAAATTATTTTTAGTCCTGGTCCTATAGTTTTTAAATTAAAGAAACTATTGAAAGATTTTAACCAAGATGACTATCTTTTGCTCACAGGTGATCCTGCCATTATTGGTGTTGCCTGTTCTGTTGTGAGTGATCTAACAGGAGGTCAGTATAAACTTCTTAAATGGGATAAACAAGAAAGACAATATTATCCCATCGAACTAAATATATATAATAAAGGAGATAATTATGACGACCATTAAAGACAAATGGGAAAAAGATCAAAAAGATCTTATGAAAGATGTTGGAGATTTAAAGGAACTTGGCGAAGAATGTATCAAGTTGAAAGCCCTTGAGGATAGCATCAAAGATCTTGAAGAACAATTAGAAGGCAAAAAAGCCGAAGCTAAAGTTATTTCATACGAAAATATTCCCAATATCCTAGCAGAAAAAGGACTAAGTGAAATAAAATTAGCAGACGGTTCTCAAGTAACCGTTAAACGAATTGTAAATGCCTATCTTCCTAAAGAAGATAAAATAGAAGAACGAAAAAAGGCGTTAGACTGGCTTCGTAAGAATGACTTAGGGGATATTATTAAAAATGATATTCTTGTTTCCTTTGGTCAAGGCGAAGATAACAAGGCTGTCCTATTTGCAGGCCTTGCGCAAAAGAGCGGTTATGCACCGACACAAAAAATGACGGTTCATAATCAAGTTCTAAAAGCAACGTTCCGTGGGAGACTTGATGCTGGACTAGAAGTCCCTGCGGAACTTTTTAATTTGTTTGTAGGAAACCAAACAAAAATTAGGAGAAAATAATCATGAACCAAGAAGCGTTAAGCGTAAAACAAAAAGCAAAAACTCCTGCAACTACTCGTTATGAGGAAGATGCGGGTCTCGGTCTTGAGAATATTTCAGTGGAAGATGTTAAACTTCCCTTTCTCAAGATCTTGGAGAAAACTTCGGAAGAAGTAAACTCACGTAATGCAAAATACGTCAAAGGAGCGGAAGCAGGTATGATTCTAAATACCTTGACTAATCAATCCTATGACGGAAAAAAAGGTATCAATGTGGTTCCCGCTTTCTACAATAGAAATTTTGTAGAGTGGGCGGATCGTGGTACGGGGTCAGGTGCCCCCATAGGTGAGTATGACGTAACAGATCCTGTTGTAAAAACAACTACAAGGGATAAATCCAACAAAGATAGATTACCGAACGGTAATTATCTAGCTAATACAGCTTATCATTATATTTTAAATATCACTGATGATGTACCATCAACAGCGGTAATTACTATGACATTCTCAAGATTAGTTAATAGTCGAAGATGGAATGGATTAATGATGGGTCTTAAAAGTAAAACCAGGGATGGTAGAATTATTACACCACCATCTTTCAGCCACATCTATAATTTAAAAACTGTACAACAGACGAATAATAGAGGTGATTGGTTTGTTTGGGATGTTACTTCGGTAGGACCTTCCTCCGATGTTCATTATGAGATGGCAAAAAAATTTGCTTTAAATATCAAAAAAGGCGTTATCAAAGCAAAACATGTTGCTGATCCCAACGTAGATAAAGACACCCCTTTTTAAGTTTCGGTTGTCGTGACTAACGATAGAGGGCGATAGCGGGAGACTTAAATCGCCCTCGTAACTTGTATGATAAAGAAATTTAGAAAAATATTTGAAGGTTTACACATTGGGTACGGTCTTACTAAAAAAACTAATGGATTATCAGGGAACGGTAAAATCAATGTTAAACATGTATGGGTGGAACAACCTTTAAGTGATGATATTGTTGAAAATCATTTTAGTGGTAAAGGTTCCAATCTAGGAATTGTTCCCATAAATAAAAACAATCAATGTAAATGGGGCTGTATTGATATTGATGAATATAATTTTAATCATAAAGAATTTGTTCTAAAAATTAGACGTAACAATATTCCTTTAATTGTCTTCCGTTCAACAAGCGGAGGAGCACATATTTATTTATTTTCTAAGATTTTTGTAGAAGCTTCTTTAATGAGAAATGTTCTTATTAATTTATCTGCTTCGTTAGGACTCGCAGTTAGACGAGATAAAATCTTTCCACAACAAATTAAAATTGACATTACTAAAGATAGAGGAAATTTCTGTAGTCTTCCTTATTATAATTATAAGAATGGTTTAAAATATGCTTTTAAAGATGATGGAAGTGCAGCTACCTTAGATGAATTTTATCAACTCTATGATACATATGCCGTCGCAGGAGATTTAATTAAGACCATTAAATTTAAATTAAAAGAAGAAGCTAAAGCTATTAAAGATGGTCCCCCTTGTTTAGAAGTTTTATGCTCCGAGGGATTTCCCGAAGGCACTCGTAATAATGGACTTTATAATATTGGAGTCTATCTTAAAAAATTCACTCCCGATAATTGGGAAAAAACTTTAGAAGACTATAACATCAAGTACATGAAACCTCGGCTTTCTAATCAAGAAGTCGAAAACATTAAAAAATCTCTAAAGAAAAAAAATTATAATTTTACATGTCGAGATGCTCCCATTAATGCATACTGTAATCGAGATTTATGTCGTACCAAAAAATATGGAATTGGTAATGAAATATCAGCACTACCCGACATTAGTAATCTTACTAAAATAGATTTCAAACCTAGTCCTACATGGTTTTTAAGTGTTGATGGAAATAGATTAGAATTACAGACAGATGATTTAATGTTACAATCAAGATTTCAAAAAGCTTGTATGGAACAATTAAATTTAATTATTCCCCGTGTTACCGAAAGACAATGGAACACATTACTTCGAGTTTTATTTGCTACATTAACTATTATAGAACCTCCCGAAAGTTTAAAATTACATAATCAACTCACTGATTTTTTGGAAGACTTCACCACTAACCGAGCCCAAGGAAAACACAGAGAAGATTTATTAAGAGGAGTTCCTTATACCAATAAGGAAGAAGATCTTTGCTATTTCAAATGGAAAGATTTTTGGAAATATTTAGAAAGAAACAAATGGCAATTAGAAAAAAATAAAACATCTATTATTATTCAAGATTTATTTAAGGTAAAAGAGAGTACGCTTAATATTGAAGGAAAACGCATAACGGTTTGGGTTATTAAAGCTTTTGAAAAAAGAGAAACTAAACGTCCACCAACAGAATATGTAGAGAAAAATATTTTTTAAAAAATGAAAACTATTATTTTAGGCCCTCCAGGTACAGGAAAAACAACTGCTCTTCTAGAGTTAGTTGAAAACTATTTAGGAAGAGGAATATCACCCAGTAAGATTGGATATTTTGCCTTTACTAAAAAAGCAGCTAATGAGGCTCTTCAGCGAGCCATGAAACAATTTAATTTAAGCGAAGATGATCTTCCTTATTTTAGAACACTTCATTCGTTAGCATTTAGAAGACTAGGCATTAACACCAATCAAGTCATGAAAAAATTTAATTATCAATACATTGGTAGAAAGCTTGGCTTTGCAGTTAACTACGCTTCATATGAGGATGATAATGGAGGCTATTTCTCTTCTAATAGTGAATATTTAAATTTGATTAGTGTTGCGACAGTAAAAGGAATTTCTGTTGAAGAGCAATATGATTTAAACGAACACGGTGGAGATATTGAAAGAGATAAACTAATTATTATAGCAAATGAAATTAAAAATTATAAACGACAACTAGGACTCATTGATTATTCTGATATGATTTCAAAATTTACTGAGAAAGATTTATCTCCTACTTTTGAAGTAGTTTTTATTGATGAGGCACAAGACTTGAGTTTTTTACAATGGCAAATGGTAAAGAGTATTTGGAATAAATCTAAGGAAGTTTATCTAGCAGGAGATGATGATCAAGCTATTTTTAGATGGGCAGGGGCTGATCTTAATCATTTTATTACTTTAAAAGGAAATATAAAAATTTTAAATCAATCATATCGAGTACCCTCAGGAGATATTCATAATCTTGCCATGAAACTTGTTAATCGTATTTTTAAACGTCGTCCTAAACTTTGGAAACCTAAAGCTAAACAAGGTATTTTAAGGTATCATGCAGATGTAGAACAAGTTGATATGTCTTCAGGAAACTGGCTTGTTCTAACTCGAACCAATTATCAACTTGAACCTATCAAAGATTTTTGTGAGCAACGAGGTTGGTATTATACCTGTAAGGGCGATAGAGGAATTAATGAAGAGACTTTTAAAGCTATTCATGATTGGGAAAAATGGCGTAATGGTGCTCCTTTAGCCTACAATGAAATAAAAAATATATACACACATATGACTGTTAAAGGAGGACAACTTAAACGTAATTATAAAAATTGTAAAACTTTAAGCAAAGAAAAAGATTATCTCCTACAAGACTGTATGCGAGATCACGGACTTCTCACCAATAGTGTTTGGTATAAGGCGCTTGATGATATAGACAGAAACCGAAGAGAATATATTCGAGCAATGAGAAGAAATGGAGAACAACTTCAAAAAGATCCTAGAATTCGTCTGTCTACGATTCATGGTGTGAAAGGAGGAGAAAGTGAAAAAGTTGTTCTCCTAACAGATTTAACACAAAATACAATGGGAAATTTGGATAGAAATGCTGATGATGAAAATAGATTATATTATGTGGGGGCTACACGAGCTAAGGAAGAACTGCATATTATTGAACCTAAGTCTAACGACATGGCCTATCCAATATGATATATAACGAGAGAATTATGATTAAGCTGAAGTTGACGATTTTATTTATAATTTTTATTATCCTAAGCGGTTGCTCTGAATTTGCAATACTTATGAGTGGGAGTTCTTTGGCCATTAGCCAAAATACTTACGCTAAAATGTATAATGGTATGGATGTATTAACCATTATGACTACAGAAAAAAGTATAAAGAAACATATTTATGATAAAGGAAAAAAACATGCACAAACCCTTACCCGAATCGCTAACCATTAAACAAAGCGGTATCAATGGCTTAGGACTCTTTGCTAAGAAAAAAATAAAAAAAGGAGAAGAATTAGGTATTACTCATATAAAGATTGGACAACGTCTTTTTAGAACTCCTTTAGGCGGATTTATTAATCATTCCGATTTTCCAAACTGTATTAAAGCCATGACTAGAATTAGTAATGTAGATGATACCTTTGTAAAGATGGATTATAAAATATGGAAACTTTTTACTCTTAATGATATTAAAAAAGACGCAGAATTAACCCTTACCTACACATTCTATAAGGTATGAATGACGAACAAAAACTCCAAAAACTTTATAACGAAATTTTCAAAGATGCACTGTTCTATGGAGACTCCTTTAATATGCAAATGGTGGCAGCTACCTATATGGCGATTGCTATGCGGTTGTATAAAACCCATTTAACCGATGAAGAATATAAACGTATGATTGAAACCGTTATGGAGAGCGAAGTACAGCCCTATAAAAAGCCGAAAGGCACCCTTCACTGATGAGCGCATACGATAAACAAATTGGGGGCGATCATTATAAAAAAAATTTTAAAATTCAACCCTCTGAATTTGCAAACAAAAATAATTTGCCTTTCGCAGAAGGAAATGCTATTAAATATATTTGTAGACATAAGTATAAAGGAGGAAAGGAAGACTTGAAGAAAGCGAAACATTATATTGAAATGATAGAAGAAAGAGACTACTCAAATAATCATTGGAAAAAAGAAGAAACTTCTCACGCTGATTGGTTGAAAGGATACTGGAAACGGAAAACTAATACCTAATGCAAATCCCCTTATTCAAACCTCAAACTGAATGGACTCCTCCAGCCGAACTTCCTGACTTAACTTATTATCAAGACATTGCTATCGATTTAGAAACCAAAGATCCTGATCTAACGAAACGTGGTTCGGGGTCTATTATCAACAACGGAAAAATTGTAGGAGTAGCTGTCGCTGTTAAAGATTGGTCAGGTTATTTTCCCGTGGCACATGAAGGGGGTGGTAATTTAGATCAAACGATTGTCTTTAAATGGTTACGTAATCTTTTAAAAAATGAGGCCAACAAAATATTTCATAATGCGATGTATGATGTCTGTTGGTTAAAAAGTTTAGGCGATATGGTTATCAATGGAAGAATCATTGATACAATGATAGCTGCTTCTTTGGTTAATGAAAATAGATTTCGTTATGATTTAAATTCTCTTTCTCGAGATTATTTAGGAATGGGAAAAGATGAAGCTGCACTTTACGCAGCGGCAAAAGAATGGGGGATTGATCCTAAAGCCGAACTTTATAAACTTCCTGCTATGTATGTGGGGGCTTACGCCGAGAAAGATGCTGAATTAACATTAGCATTATGGAAAGAAATGAAGAAAGAAATTCATCATCAAGATATTCTTTCTATCTTTGCTTTAGAAACAGATTTATTTCCTTGTCTGGTGGATATGCGATTTAAAGGGGTTCGGGTCGATGTGGAAGGAGCGCATAAACTGAAAACCAAGCTACTTGCACAAGAAAAACAATCATTATTAAAAATAAAAAAAGAAACACAACTAGATGTCCAACTATGGGCAGCAAGATCGATTGCCAAAGTTTTTGACACATTAAAATTACCTTATGAACGAACGGAAAAAACACAGGCTCCCTCCTTCACTAAAAATTTTTTGCAGAATCATCCTCATCCCTTGGTTCAATGTATTGCTAAAGCAAGAGAAATAAATAAAGCTCATACCACCTTTATTGATACCATTATTAAGTATGAACATAAAGGACGTATCTATGCCGAAATTAATCAACTCCGTTCGGATCAAGGTGGAACGGTCACAGGTCGATTTTCCTACGCACACCCTAATCTTCAGCAAATACCCGCACGAAATAAAGAGTTGGGTCCAATGATTCGAAGTTTATTTATGCCTGAAAAAGAACATAAGTGGGGATGTTTTGATTATAATCAGCAAGAACCGCGGCTCGTGGTTCATTATGCATCTCTCCAAAATTTACCAGGAATCCATGATGTTGTAGAATCCTATAAAACAGGAGACGCAGATTTTCATAGTATTGTTGCCGAAATGGCAGATATTCCTCGACTTCAAGCTAAAACTATTAATCTAGGATTATTTTATGGAATGGGAAAAAATAAATTACAAGCCGAACTTGGAATAAGTAAAGATAAAGCAAATGATTTATTTCAAACTTACCATAATAGAGTTCCTTTTGTTAAAGAATTAATGGATGCTGTTTCACGACGCGCACAAGATTCAGGAAAAATTAGAACATTGTTAGGAAGATTATGCAGGTTTCATTTATGGGAACCCAATCATTTTGGTATTCATCGCTCTCTTCCTCATGAAGAAGCTCTTCGTGAATATGGACCAGGGATTAAAAGAGCTTATACTTACAAAGCTTTAAACAAACTTATACAAGGTTCAGCGGCAGATATGACTAAAAAAGCAATGTTGGATCTTTATAAAGAAAATATCATTCCTCATATTCAAATTCATGATGAATTAGATATTTCAATAGAAGGAGATCAATTCAAAAAAGTCATAGAAATCATGGAAAATGCAGTTAGACTTGAAACCCCAAATAAGGTAGATTACCAGTTTGGAGAAAACTGGGGAAATATTTACGACTAACAAGCTAGGAGGAAATATGGAAACAATTAAACACCTTTGGAAAGATCACAGAAAAGCTGTGATCGGAGCGGGCGTCGTTGTTGTTATATTAATTATAGCAGCTCTTTAATAATCATAATACAATAGGACTTTATGTTGGATGGCATATTTAAACGCAAATATTCCTGCAACCTATGCACAGGTCAGGAGAGAGTATCTCTATGATCTTAAAAACCACCATGGAGAAGCTGAAGACTGTGTCATCTTTGGGATGGCATCGCTTTCAGGGAGCGCTATACTCTTTCATGCAATTATGGAAAATGGTGCTGTCTTCTATCGTTTGCCGATCTCTGCCTTCATACAAAGAGGCTTTAATGTCAAAGAAGTTCTTAGGATGCGACTTGACGAGTTGGAGCTTTGGAATAGTTTTAGTTACTATCCTAGTATTAGTACTTTTGATATCCTTCTAGGACAATCAGGAAAATATATTGGAAAAGATAAGAAATGGTATCATGGTACCTATCTTTTCACAGTTGACTGGGCTCACCCAGAGAGTAATATAGTCGATACGGATCATTCCGAAATACCGCACGAACATAAGTGCGCACATATATTGGCATTAGAAAATGGTAATTATGCAGCTCAACCAAACAATAGATTGATATGGAGTATTCCATCTTTTACTGTAAAAGATGAAGTTCCTACTGATTGGAAGGTACAT